CGACAAAATTTGTTTAGTATATAAATAATTGTCTGATGTTGGTTTAATAACGAAATCAAGATCATTTGTCCATGTTTGTCCAACCCATCCACCGACATTACCTTTTCTTGTCCATAAAACACCCGATGTTGGGTTAACCATGTTATTAACTTCTAATACTGTAAATCCTTCCTCTTGATTATTATATCCAAAATGTGTACCTACTATATCTGATTCAACATTAGCATAGACATCATTAAATGTTATTCCTGTATATGTCAATAACAAACCACCATATTCTTTTGTCATTGGAAACAAGATATATGGGTGAGATGTTTCACCACTATATCTGTATCCATAAGTCATACCTTGTAATGGTTGTATTTGTACCGAACTATAGTCCCAAGATTGGTTTATACCATCACCAAAACCCGTTCCCTTTTTATCCCATAAATAAAATGGTACTAATTGTGATGATTCTGTTAATCTACCATTAGTCATATTACCAGAACCATCGTCGTGAGATGGTTCATTTAAACATGATCTAACTCTATATCCGTCAAGTGGATCTAATTGTAAATTTATTGGTAACGGTCCTCCATTTAATAAATCCGGATATTCCTCAACATCTAACAATCTCGGACTATAAACAGCATATTTTCTATCTTGTAAATCAAATTCTTCAATACCCGCTTCATTATTTATGGAGATTAGTTGTAAAATATCTCCATTCATAATGTGTTTTTTAAGTTTGTTTGGTACTATATTATTAAAACCAGTGTTATCAAAAAATTTAGTATAGTTACCACTAGGACCTAAGTAATCCATTTTATAATTTATATACAAACCAAACATCTCTTTAAAATTTTGATAAGATGTTGGTCCGATACTTCTTACAACAGAACAGTTTGGGTCTAAAGACGGGTCAACACAAATTTCTTTTATAAACTCATCTCTTGGTCCCAAATCAACTATTGTTGTTGGAAATCCTAAAGTATTTCTTTGTCTTTTGAAAATATTTCCAGTGAAATATGATGATCTATAATAAAATCTCTTATGTGGATCATCTATTGTACCCACTTTAAAATAGACTAAATCTTTACAGTATTTGGATGATCTGTAATTTAAATCTAAAATATTCTCATCATCCCATTTTATTTTACTTTTGAATTGGAAAAAATACAGGGCACCTGTTAACCAATTATCAATAAATGAATAGTTTCCGACACCTTCACAAAATAATTTACCTACTAATTTTCTTCTAGTATATTCATTAATAGCGTCCATGTTTACGTTCCAATTCTTAGTAGACGCGGCGGGAATTATTGTAAATAAACCATTTCTAAATTCAGAATAACCACTTTTCAAACCACATGTACCACAAGGATTACCCTCTGCTTTAGCAATTACTTGACCTTGTTCAAAACCAACAGTACAAAAAGATCCGGCGTATAAATTACTTGTTGTTAATGCCGAATAACTTAAATTTTGTAATGTTGTACAATATGTTTTATATACCATGTTTTCATCGTATAGTGTCATATATTGTGCACATCCACTCGGCATACTTTCAGTAATTTCGGTTGTTGCTTCTGATCCTATAATGGTTGTTTGGTTATCTAAAATTTTATAATTATAAACTTCTGTACCAGTATCACTCCAATCCACCCAATTATTTACATTGTTTTGATCTAAATGTGAATAGTATGTTACACTATTATCTGTAAATCCCGTTAAAACTAAAGTCGAATATTTTTCAGTATCATCATTATAAATCAAGTATCTTAATGGGTTTGTTTGAATTGATGTATATAAATCGGTAATACTCATTCCACTTGTTGTTCCCGAATAAAAAGCCTCAGTGGGATCTGAAGATGTTAAATATAATTTTTCACTAAAGTTTGAATTAAAGTCAGCCATTACAGAAAAATTATCTTTAATCATTTGTCCATAACCAACCGTCAGGTATCTATCAACGGGGTTAAAACTTGTAATTGCACCTTCTTCTATATCCACATTAATATTGTCACATGTTTCACATTCAGGATAGATTACAGTACCTAACCTGACTGTACCAAATCTTTGTAATGGTTCAATAACGTCTGTATCTAAAAAATTGAATGGTTCCCAACATAATAAACACGCACCAAAAGCTCTTACATTAAACTTGAAATTTTCGTACAACCAGTTTAATGGAAAAATTATAATTTGAAGTGCGTATACAAATGCTTTATATATAATATTTTCAAACGTGTTCAATATTATTGCTAACAATATTGAAAAATTAAATTTTTGTGTTGCCCAATTTATTGGTGGTGTATTTACTGAATTAGTACAATCATCTTCATTTTTTGGTGAAATTTCTTTAAGTCCCAAAAATGATTGTCTATCAAAGTTTCCAAAAGCACCACCTTGACCAAAATAAGAACCTATAAATGACGATACACCATAAACCTTATTGTACGTCATTCTATAAAAATAGTCTTGTGGATAAAAACTACCATATTCATTTTTGAATAAAACGTTTTCATTTAAAGCAGATGTTGGATAATCACTCCAATTTATTGACCAAGAATATGATTTATCTTCATCGTTTGAATATTCTCTAATGTTTGGAACCAAGTATGTTCCGACCATATTTGATTCTTTCATCGAAATTCTAAATCTGTAACAAGCGGATGTTGGTATACCTTTGTTCGGGTCATTTGTTATTTCAATTTCACCGAACTCATTTGTATATTCATATTCCATATTCATTGGTAATGATAAAACAAAAGAACCGTCGTCTTCAATGTCTTCTTCTATTTCATATTTTTCTAATATGGGTCTATTATTTCTATCTTTAGATGATGTAAATCTAATAACTTCTATTGTTGCAGATTTTGATTCGAGTCTACATTTTTGACCCATAAACCCTTGAGGATAACAGTTTTTTGATATTGCACCATTGGCACCAGTATCTTTGAAAACAGAACCTAACAAGTATGCTTTAGGTTCTATTTTTACACCTTCGTCAGATAAATCAAAATCCGTTCTTGTTAGACCGATTTCACATAAATCTATATTACCCCAAAAAGGGTACACGTCTATTGTTCTTGTAAAACTTATAATTTGTGGTAATGATGATAGATCTTTACTCGCTTTGAAAGAGTATGAATTTTTAAATTGATCGACACCCATACCTTGTCTTATGAAATCATCAGGTCTTTGAGAAAAACAACCAATGTCAGACAAATCAACATCAACGTGTAGGGTTTGTTGTCCTAAAGGAACACCCCAAATCATAAAATCACCCGATGTATTAGTTTTTACCGTTAGAGAATAATATTTTTCGAAAACTTCTAATTTAGCCTCTTCATTTAAAATGTCAGATTGATCAAAAAAAGTACCTGTTGGTTCATGACCACCATGTTGTTTTCTACTTGGTAATAAATTATATCTATAACCATTTTCATCTTTATCTTCAATTTGTTTGTATGGATATAAAGCAGAAATTACAGGATCATCTTCATCCGTTGTTGACAATGGTACAAAAATTGATACCCTTGCATTCGGAATACCAAACCCATTATTTACGGAAATTCTACCACAAACAACCCCATAATCGGCACAAAGTGACGTATAGGCTTGTTGTTGACTAAATTTCAAAGACAGAATTTCCAATAAATCATAGTCTTGTTTTAATTCAAGAGTGATTTTTTTGTCTTTTCCGACTTCAGTTAAAATACGGTGTTTTTGTATCATTCTTATAATAAATAGAAAGCATAGAAATTTCTATTATTATAAACCAAATTTTGATTAATATGTAGTCGTGCCCGCGTTGATTGTACGGACTTTGATATCAATATTTGGAAATCTAATCTGGTAAATTTGATTAGATTTCATATATATGGTTTTATTTGTTTGTGTAATTTCTCTTGTACTTTCGTTAATTGTTTGAGAAACCTCTGATGAAGAGTACTCTCCACCTGTTTTATTGTATACTCTAATATCCACAACGTTTACAACACCCCCAACAATACCGATTTCCTTAATAAGGTTTCCAACAAATAAAGGATCACCCATTTTTCTTTTTTCTATTGCGAAGAAATCTATTACTTTATTTACTGTTGATCTTATTATGTCACTTTTTAATTCGTTTTTATCAACAACTAAATCAATTTCTAAACCTAAATCAATTACTTCACCACTTTGTATTTCTATATAATCATTAATCATTCTAAATTCAGATAGGTAATTTAGAATATTATTTTTAAGTGTGTTTGAAACCGTATCAATAAGATTTCCGTTTTCGTCATATGAAAGAAGTTTTATTTTTATTTTATTATCTTCCTCCATTACATTCACTTTAGCGGGTGCACCATAGGTTGATGGCATTGTTTCTATAAGAGATTTATAGTCATTCAACGTCACCGCTCTATTTTGTGACGCAAAATTATAAGATATCATATTTCTCAATTCCTCAATAGATGGTTGATCTGAACCACCTACAGCCGGTGTAACATTTCTAACTCTCAAGGATGTTGAAACTTGTGAATTAATGGTTGAATTAGGACCATTAACATCAAATTCAACAGTATCTACATTTGTTATTACATCTACTCCCAAATTGGAGTCTTTTCCACCACCAATTCTGTATTTTACAAACATCGTGGTACCCGCTTTAGGTATTGAACCTAAAGACAAATTATTTAGATATGAAGCTAAATTTACTTTTAAATTACCCGTCATGTAATTATCCAAATTATCTAATGGATTTACATTTCCTGAACCAAATATTAATGAAAAATAACCTTCAGGTGTATATTCAGTGATAAATTTATTATTTACCTCAATATATTTTCCAGCTTTAAAATTATCTGTGTCGGAAGCGGTGGTTGGGTCGGGTATAAAAACTTTATTTTCCATTAAAGATTTTACCTCGTACCATCTATTTGTAGTTGAATTAAATTCTGTTGAATTTGGGTTTGACTGAAAACTAGTACCTTCTTTATGTATAATTGATGTTACACCTAAAACATTTTGTTCAGGTAAATATAATTTTAAAAAAGGTTTTTGATCTAATTCAGTTATCACTCTTCTAAAAATTCTTGTTGTTCCATTAACAACCGCCTCTCTTTTTGTTATAGTGTATGATATTAGTTTATTGTTTGCATCAAAATTTGGAATCTTTAATCTATTTGTCTCACCCTTATTATTAAACGGGCTTGAGAAATCAATATCTTCAATCGTTTCAAAAACTTGTCCTCCACCTGATACTTGTGCACCAGATTTTAAAATACCCAAATATCTATCGTCTTCTTTATCTCCTCTAACCGGTACATTTATAGAAAAATCACATAGTGATACTGATGGTCTATTACCTGGAATTTTTAAACCATATGTTTTTGCAATATGATACAAAGATTGTCTTTGTTGAGCAAAATCTAACATAGTTTCTTGCCAAACTCTATCAATATGAAAATGAAGGTTATCAGTAACCGCCGCATTCAAATCTAATAATACTGAAAATATCGAAGCGTCGTTGGTGTTTTTAACAAGATCGGGATAATATTCTTTGGTCATATTAACCAATTCCTGTCTCAAACCAGCAAAATCCCTTGTTGCGTATGAAATTTTTTTAGCCATTTTATATATTAATAATTATAAAATCAGATGAAGAAAATGAACCATTATTAACAGTGTAGTCAATTTTTACTTTAGCGGTGTAAGGTTTTGATGCACTATCAGATACTCTAAATAACCTCTCATCTTCTTGTTGAGCCCAAGTTTTTTCTTCCTCAGGTTCTTCTTCCGCGGGTAATATTTTTATTGAGTTAACATCTAAGTTTGGTATAAACTTTTTAATACCTTCTCTAATCTCCTCTTCAATCAAATTAAATGTAACAACATCATTTTGTTCAAAAATGTATTCATATATTCGAGTTCCAAAATCAGGTAAAAAATATCTACTACCTTTCTTGGTTAATAAAAGATGAATCAAATTTGCTCTAACTTCCCTTTCAGGTGATGTTGTTAAACTAAGATATTGACCTGTTAAACTATCTCTAAATGGGAAATCTATACCATATGTTACCGCCATATCAATAAATATAAAGAATGGTAAAATGGTTATAAATAAAAAACCCAACCGAAGTTGGGTTTTAATATAGTGTTTTGATATTCACCCTGTTTATTCTCAAAACCTGGAAGGTCAAGGTACATCTCCTGACTTAGTGTACTTCAAGGGCCTTCCATTATTTTTAAGCCTCACAACTGACACAATCTGGATTCATTGCTTGAGCCGCAATATCTCCTCTTAATACCGACTCAGTTCTCATATAATATAGTGTTTTAACACCTTGTTTCCACGCCTCCATATGAACCTGATTAATCCACTTTGGGTCGGCTGTCGCTGGAAACGCAAGATTTAAAGAACATGATTGATCAATATACTGTTGTCTCACTCCGGCTTGTCTAACTAAATCTAATTGATTTATTTCTTTGAATGTTTTAAAAACTTCTTTAACAGAGGACATTTTATATTTGTCATCTTCTTTTACTTCATTACACATAACAACTTTTCCATCTAAAAAACACCATTCATCTAAGAAATCTAAACCTTGTACAGATCCACCATCCACTAATATTTGGTCCCATACTTCTTTAGTATTTTTACCAATTTTACGAAGAACTTTTTCTAATTCGGGGTTCTTACGTATAAACGTACCTTTTGATGTTTGTTCAGTAAAAACATTTGCCGCCCACGGTTCAATACCACTACTTACGTTACCACTTAATTTAGAGTTTGATACCGTAGGTGCAACTGCTCTTAGGTGTGTATTTCTCATACCAAAATCACGACACCATAGTGGTTCACCAAATTCTTTTGCCATATCTCTACTCGCTCTTTCACTTTCTATTTTTATTTGAGAGAAAATTTTACGAGTTTCAAATTGTGCAAATAATCCTTCAAACGGTATTCCTTTTTGTTGTAGATATGTGTGCCATCCTAAAACACCTAAACCCAAGGCTCTTCCTCTTTCAGCTGAACGAACCGCATTTTCGAACCCTCTCATGTTTTTTGCTCTCTGAATAAACTCTTCTAAAACACCGTCTAAAAATACTGTTGATGTGTAAATCAAATCGGTGTCTTTCCATTCATCATATTTTGCCAAATTCAAAGAACTCAAACAACAAACGAATGAATGTTGTTCATCGGTATGTAAAACGATTTCAGAACAAATGTTAGTCATATGAACTTTTAATCCGTTCTTTTTGTACATTTCGGGATTTTGTTTATTAACATTGCCTTTGTACATGATATAAGGTTCACCTGTTGCCTTTCTTTTTTGTAATAGTTTACCCCATTTTCTTCTCGCCTCTTGGTCACCTTCTTCTAATTTTTTCATGAACTTATCATTAACTACAACACACTGATGTAGATTTAATGATTGTCTATTAACATCTCCTTTGGGTTCTCTAATTTCTAAAAAGTCTTCAAAATCTTTATGGTCAATTTTAATATTAACCGAAGCAGCACCTCTTCTAACACTTCCTTGATTTGTTGCAAGAATTGTTGAGTCATAAATTTTTATAAATGGTACAACACCGTCAGATGTTCCGTTATTAGTAATTTTTGCACCAGCCGGTCTTATCATATTGATCCCAACACCGACACCACCACCATGTTTAGCGAGTAACATCAATTCTAAATTTTTGTTACCAATTTCAAAAATACTATCACCTACATCTATACCAAAACAAGATATTGGTAAACCTCTATCTGTTCCTGTATTTGATAAAACAGGTGTGGCTAAACATAACCAACCTTTCCAAATATAATCAAAAAATTTTGTCGCTAAATTTGGTTTACCTAATCTTTTTGCGACAGTTGTTGCAACTCTCCAATAAGCATCTTTTGGTTTTTCACCGGCCAAAAGATATCCTTTAGATATTGTCTTTACATAAATTTCTGTGTTTCCCCAACTTGGGAAATCGACATCAAGTTCCCAACCGAGTTCTTCTCCGTAGTTCTTCATATTACAATAAAAATTTTATAAATTAAAAAATGTCATCCCAATTTTCTCCCTCACCAGCTTTACTATAATCAGTTGGTCTGATGGCAAAAAAATCTGTGTGAGTTAATCCACCTGTGAGATGATAAAACCAATCAAGTTCCGAGGCTTTCTTTTCATTATATTTGAATGTTCCCTCATAACCTAACTCCATAAGTTTTTCATTAATTCTTTTATTAATAAACTCTTTTAGATCACTTGCTTTTAAATTTTCAAGATCACCCATTTCAAAAATTTTATCAATAAATTTATGTTCAAGTTGTTGAATTAATGACGCTGCTTTGTATATATCTTCTTTAGCTTCTTCTAATAATTCAGGATATTCTAAACACATATGTCTAAACAATTGGCAACCCATTTTTGAATGAAGTGATTCATCTCTTACACTCCATTTCATTTGTTGACCAATACCCTTTAATAAGTTTCTCATTTGGAAACTATAAAGAACCGCAAATGATGAATATAATGCCACACCTTCTGCAAAAGCAGAAAAAATTGCCAAACTCTTTCCTACATCAACTCTCGCTTCATGATTTCTTCTTAAATCTTTAGGTAACCAATCAGCCTTAGTATTTGTTAGTAATTCAAATCTTTCTTTCATTGTTTCATCATGTAAGAAACCTTCAAAATCTTCTAATCCCAAAGTTTCATTTAAATAAGAATATGCAATAGAGTGAATTGTTTCTTGAGATCCAAAAGCCATTGCCATTTGTCTAATTTCATGTTTTGGAAACCATTTAGTAACCATACCAGTCCAATAATCAGAAACGGCACATTCAGTTTGAGCAAAACCCAAAAGAATGTTTCCAACTAAATGTTTTTCAGATTCATTCAAATTTTCATTCCAATCTTTAACGTCTCCTTGCATTGGTATTTCTGTATGTAACCAAAACGCCTGCATTTGTTTCAACCAACCTTCGTTGTAATACTCAGGATATTCAAATGGTTTAAATGGTATTCTTTCTGTAAATAATCTACTCATATATTTCTTAATTATTATTTGTGTTTAAAACTCTATTTCTTCTATTAAATGCTTGTGCTGCTCTAGCAACATTATTTTGTGCAATGTTATTTTCTTGCCCTAATAATGTTGTTTGTGTCTCAGTATCAATTACTAAAAATTCATTATTAAACTTACAATTTGGAAACACAACTCCGTCTCTTCCAATTCGTGATTTCAAAAGTGTTAAAGTGGCTAAATTATTTTCTTTTTGTTCAATTGTTTTTGCAATTGATAAGATTACGTGTGCGATTTGTGCTTTCTTGATTGATCCACCCATTTGGTCACTATTAACCACTTCAGATGATATTGACTCTCTGTTACCTTGTGTCGCCGTCCAAATAGCAATGTCGAATTCACCAGTCATGGCCTCCAAACTTCTCATAATAGAACCTTCACCTTTCCATTCTTCTCCAAAAGCCGCTCTTTCAGGTGAAATACAATCTACATAATCAATAAGTAATAAATCAATTTTATTACCATCTGAAATTATCTTTCTTAACTTCGATTTAATTTCTGAAATTGTAACACTATCTGATGGTAATTTTAATAATTTAATTGAACCTGTTGATCTTTTTTGTGCATCTTCGACTTTTTCTTTAACCTCATCCTTAAATTCTGGTTGTTCATTTGGTGAAACTCCTGACCAAATAGTGTAATGTTTTCTTTTTATATTTCCAGGGTTATCTTCAAAAAATATTTGTACAACATGAAATCCATGATTATATGCTGTATTTGCAAATTTTGTTAATAACGTTGTTTTACCTGTGCCGGTTGGAGCCAATACAACTCCTAATTCACCTCTACCTAATCCACCATTTAAGAGATTGTCTATCTCAACAATACCTAATGGTATAGGAAATCTATTTTCTTTTTCTAAAGCCTCACCAATATTTTGGAAAACGTCAATTGCATCTTCAGCGGTAAGACCAACTTGTAAAGCTTTTTTAATTATTTCCTCAATTTTTGGATACTCTTGAAAAGCACCATTTTCGATGATGTTAGTAACTGTTTTTAATTCTTTTTTTAAATTTTGTTGTTTACAAAAATTAAGTGCAGTTTCTTTAACGTATTTAATATCTTCGTTTTGGTGTGACTGGATTTCCTTTATGGTATCTACGTGTCTTTTTGAACTTTCTTTATTACCTCCACCCTCTTCCATAATTTTTTGACAAAGAGTTTCGTAATTAGGTATTTTTTGTAAAAGAGAATACAATTCTTTTAGATTCTCCATTATGAATTTAAAGGAAGAATTGTCGAAATATTTGCTATCAATAACCTCAATTATACTTTCACCATATTTTTTATCCTCAATTATTACTTTTATAAGAGATTGTTGAAACGAAAACCCTAAATAACCAAAATTTTTTTCTTCCATAATATTTTAAAAATTGTTCAAATTATAATTCATATTGTAAATAAGTTGTTTCCAATTCTTCGTATGATAAAATGTCAGTTAAATCTGACAAAATTCTCTTAAGTTTTGGACGAATATCAACCGTGTATCTTACCTTAGGATGGTAATAATATGCGGGGAATATTCTTTGAATAAATACATCATCACCTTGCTTGATTTCCAATAAAAAATGTTCATTTGATGAAGTATTTGTTTCTTCCACATTCTCAGAAGATAGGAAAAAATTTTGATTTTCACATAGGTAGTTGGAACTTTTTATTTTCAAATCTTCACTAATTTCTTCACAAATATTTTTTACATAATAATGAACGTCTAAAGATTTTTTTGCTCTAGGGTTATGATCCCTAACATTAAAAAATCTTTGACAGATGATGTGACCTTCTAAGGTCAATAAAAATTCGAATTTTGTTACGTTTTCTTGTTGATTACTCATTTGTTTTAATTTTAATTGTTCTTTTATTTTTTTCTTTTCTTGTTAATCTTAAAAAAGGGTTAAAGAAATTTATCCAAGCGTCGTCTGATTTAGGTAAGAGTTGAAATAATCCATCTTCCATCATCATTTTCATGGTATTTTTATATGATCTTCCTTCAGGATCTAAATTATCGTAAATAAGAGCATTAATGGTTTCTTTTGCCTCGTAGGTTAGGAAAGGTTCCTCTAAACTCACTATTTTTTTATTGATATCGTAAAATTCCTCACCAAAAACTCCATGTTTTGTTACGCCTGTAAGAATGTTTTTCAATAACCAATTATGTTTATCGTTTTCAAACAATAAATTTGATTTGTTTAAGAAATCATCAACCGACAAAACATTTTCTTTTATTTCAGGAAAAAGACCTATAAGTCTTTTAATACCCATATTTTTTATTCCTGATATATTGTCTGAAGGATCACCACAAATTGTCTTAACAAGCCTAACATTTTCAATTCTGATATCTTCATTATCATACTTAATAATGTCACCTATTTTATACAATTTTTGGTGTGATGGGTTAAATACTTGTACGTTGTCTGAGACTAATTGTAATAAATCACCGTCTGACGAATATATAATTTTTACTTCGTTTGGTGAATTTTGTACGTAATATGCAATACAATCATCAGTTTCACAAAATTCAAATTCCCCTTGTCGGACAAATATTTCTTCTAAATATTGTTTTACCCTTTGTCTTTGGGAACTATATGAATTTACTTCTTCTTCTGTCCTTAATCTCGATTTTCTATTTTCTTTATAAAGATGATAAAGTTGTTTTCTTGATAGTGATCCGTTTTCTCCATCCCAAAAAACAACTATTTTATCTAAACGATATGTTTCAAACGATCTTCTAAGAGTATTGATAAAATGATAAATTGCTCCAATATGTTTTCCCTTGTAGAAATGGTTTTTGAGACCATAAAAACCAATCGTGAGTAAATTATCTCCATCAACTAATAATACCGACATTAATTTTTATTTATTCGTCATCGTCTGACGCAGATTCTAAAATTGAAACTTCTGAAATATCATTAACTTTTTCTTTGAAAAGAATACTTAGATAATCTAAATTTTCTTTTGCATACTCTTGTATTGATGCTTTTTCCTCGGCAGGTTCTTTTGCCTTCATAAAACCATGTGGTGTAACAATAATTTTACCATCGTTGAAACCTAAACCATTTACGTGATTTTTAAGAATGGATATTTTTGTTCTACTAGCAAAATTAACGTCTCTCTTATTTCTTGTAATTTTAATTTTGGTTGTTCCCGCATTTTTTTGGTTACCAAATAAAAATACTAAAGTAGAATTTAACCAAATTGATTCACCACCTTTTGCTTTAATTTTTGGTTGTCCGTAAGGATTGTCAGGTAATTCAACCCATGGTTGATTAACTATAATCAATGTGTTTGTATAAGGTTTATCTGTTCTTCTTGAACCAGAAATACGTTGGTTGATTCCCATACCAATTTTATCAGATAATACTGATGCGTTGTGTTGTTTACCACCTTTACCATCGTAAGTCATTTTACACGGCACAGAACCAACAGAATCCCAAAGAAATAATAAATCGTGAGGTAAGTCACCTTTATCTTGTGCATCCATTAATTCATTAATGTAATCTGTGATTTGTTCTATGTATTCAAAGTCGCTGTTGAAAAGATAATCACCTCCTTTATCAAACCCCATCAATTCTGCGTGTTCCCAACTCCATTTTTGTTCTGTAATAATGAATACAGGAATAATACCTTTTTTCTGTGCATCTACCGCAGCTTTTACTAAAGCTGTTGTTTTACCCGTATCACTATGACCTAAGAACATATTAATGTGTCCAATAGCTGGACCTGGTAAACCTGTTGCATCCAAAAAGGCATCACCACAATCTAAAAAACGATCTGATTTATATTCAGCCTCTTTAGAGTATTTTTTCTTTATCGCATCAAAACTATTTTTCTTAATTGCCATATTATAAATTTTAAAAAATGGGGCCTTTGACGTTATCTCCGAACCCCTTTATATTGGATTCCCAACAATTAAAATGGTAAATCATCACTTGATTCCTCATCTTCTTGAGGATCTTCTATGGTTGTTTGTTTTTTAGGTGTACCAATTGTTTCTTCATTAGAAGAATTTGAGACCCATTTTTTAGATTCTGAATCCCATCTTGGAACTTCTCCTCTTGCAACCATTTCCAAATATTCTTCAGGTTTTTTAGAATACACATCAGACCAAACCAATTCATCTTCTAACCAAAGTTTAGCAACACTATCGTCTGTATGAAGAACGGATGCATCTTCTGGAATAATTGAATTAATTGTTGTATATTCTTTTCCTGTTCCTGATTTTGTAAGTGTTAAAAACAATGTTAAATCCCTTCCTGTTTTTGGGTCTGTTATATCTCCTTTCTTTTGAAAAATTGGAAAGATTTTATCCAATGCTCCGTCTTGTTTTGCGTTGTGTTTAAATCTCCAAAATTTAACACCATCTGACTCGTGGTCTCTATCAATAACTTTAACAATATAAAATTTACGAGATCTGTATTGACGAGCCAATTCTCTATCAGCATCAATACCAGTCATCTCTAAACCTTCTTTAACCTCATTTAATGGTGAACGTTTTCCTTCTTGTTTAGGGTCATACAATTTAACCCATTTTCCATCTACTTGAATTTCATGAAAATAAACTTCTTTGAATGGTGATGAACCATCGGGTGTGGGTAAAATACGGATACGTCTTTCTTCTCCTTTTGAACCTTTAGGAAGTACCGTTGTAAAATACTTCTTCATTCTGTCCTCTTGGGACACTTTGTTTGCGTTGCCGCTTGCGGCGTTCTTGTTTTTCTCGTACTGTGCCAGTACTGCGTCAAATGTACTCATAATAATAATTTTTAAATTTGAAATATGTTATAATAAAATATAAATAAAAAAACCCAGATTTGGAAATCTGGGTTGAAATTATTTTAAAATATTTTTTATTCTAAAGTAAGTAGGTATTTCAATTTCTGCATAGCACCTAACATTTCATCTCTAAGATTCAAAAGGTTTGTGTCTTTTGGATCAATTTGATCGGTTAATTGTACCAACGCTTCACATATTGTTTCAGCCATTTGGGATGGTTTAGCGTCAGATAAATTAATTAAACTTATATTTTTAGTTTCTTCATCTAAAGTAAATCTACCATATTGGCCCATAGATTGTTCAACAAATTCATCCATAAGATCTTCAATTGTTGATCTAATATTGGCAAAAGCTTCATGTCTAGAAAAACCTTTAGTCTGCCAATGAAAAACTTTTAAATTTGCATGAAGACCTAAAAACAAATTAACATTAGAACTTAAATTCATCTTCTTGTGTCTCAGGATTAAATGTGTTTCTTATTGTATCTTTTGAATAGTCGTTAACATCTTGTTTAGTTAAAACATATTCATTTTTACCAGAAGCCTTCATCTCACCTTGTTTTTGAGCAAAAAATTCTTGTGGATTTTGGTTAAATGGATATGAATCTAATGAACGCATTTCTAATTTTTCTTGTGGTGTTTTTTCTCTAATATTTTCTACTTTATTTCCAAGATCATCTATTTTCATTAAAACACTATCCATTTGTGATAATTTTTGTTCTAAATCAGATAATTTTGAAAACACGTCGTCCATTTTCATTATTACACCATCATGTTCTGTTTTTGTATCTTCTTGTCCCTTTTTAACACTTTTAACCATATCTACTAAATCAGTTATATCTATTTCTTCAGTAGAATCCATTTCTGGTGCAGGTTCAGCGGTATCTATTGGTTGAGCAGGGGCATCAGTCGGAGGTGCTGCCATATCTTCCGCAGGAGCTGGAGGTGCGTCTGTTGGTGCCGGTGCTGCGGGATCAGCTGGAGGTGGTGCGTCTTGTTCCATAATCATGGTCTTACCATATTTGTTTATGGCTCTATAACGCTCTAATTCTTCCTGTAGTTTTTTTTCTAGTTCCATGTTTTAATCTTGTAAAAGTTGTCTACCGTCTTCGGTAATATATTTTTTATTGATTCTCTCTACAATACCATCTTTTGTACGAATAATATAACACTCTCCGGTAACTAAATCACATTCCTCTCTTTCCATACCATCCTGAGATGTGTTCTTGACCATTTTTGGACTCAAAAACTGATCAAGTGTATTATTTAATTTTGGTTGATTCATATAGTTTTTTATATAAATAT